AAAAAGCATCTAGCATCCTGGAAAAAAAGACAAACACCTGAATGGTTTACATATGCCTAGTTATACATTAAAATGCAATGATTGTGATACAATGTTCGACGTACTCTGTCGATATGATGTAAGAGCCGAACAACAATGCCCATCCTGCAAATCAACAAATCACGAGAACCACATCACTAGTGCTCCGGTACTAGGAGACTCTGTACGTCTAGGAGTCACTAAACCCGATGGTGGTTTTAACGAAGTCTTGTCTAAGATACACTCTCAGAATTATAAGAGTAACTTGGCAGACAAACTAAGTAGACGGTAATGCTTCCAATAACTTTAACTCCACGGAGGAATGAATAGCCGAAAGTCTATTTGTCCTCCTTTTTTCTTTAAGAGGGCATACATGGCAAAGTCTAAAAATAATACTCAGTTACAGCCAGATCAACCGCAAATAACTTTAGCAAATAATCGCTTAAGGTTACGATTAGATGATATGAAAGTAATAGAGCCATTAACAGACAACCAGAAACTATTTTTTGACGCATACGAAGATTCCAGTATAATGCTACTTCATGGAGTAGCAGGAACAGGAAAAACTTTTATTGCCTTATATCATGCTTTAGAAGAAGTGCTTAATAAGACAAATCCTTATAAGCGGGTAATCATAGTTAGATCAGCAGTACCTAGCAGGGAAATTGGTCACTTACCAGGAGACGAAAAAGAAAAGACAGAAGTTTATACTGAACCCTATGTCGAAGTTTGTCAAGATCTTTTCGGAAGACATGACGCATATCAAAGATTAGAAGAACAAGGAGCAATTAAGTTTTTAATAACGTCGTTTGTCAGAGGTATTACTTTAGAAGATTCTATTATCATTGTAGATGAATGCCAAAATATGACAGACATGGAATTAAATTCCGTTATTACAAGAGTAGGTAATCGAAGCAAAATTGTATTTTGTGGAGACTTTAGGCAAACAGATTTATATAGAAAAACAGACATGTCTGGACTCAAAAAGTTCATGGCAATCGCCGATATGATGCCCTCATTTAAAACATTCGAATTCGGCGTGGATGATATCGTTAGATCTGCTATTGTAAAAGAGTATATTTTAGCAAGATTAGATTACGAAACAAGGTATTGTACTTAATATAAATATAAGAGCCGGACTAATAATTCGGCTCTTTTCAAAGGTAAATATGAAAAAAATATTAATTTCTATTGTATTATCTCTATTCGGATTAACCGCATCTGCGCAACATTATTCGACTTATGGTGGAGTATTTTATCAGGGACATAACAATCATAATAGAGGATGGATTGTTCCTGTTATTATTGGCGGTGTTATTGGATATGAGTTAAATAGATCTCGGGCAAACACTGTTATTGTTCAACAACCAAATGTAATTGTAACACAACAGATGGAATGTACTCCGTGGAAAGAAATACAACAATACGATGGCACAATAGCAAGAGAAAGAACGTGTTATCAAAAATAAAGGATAAAAATGGCTGACGGATTTGATTTCAATTTTACAGAAGAACAAGTGCATCATTTATTACCTCGAGTAAAAAATGTTGCTGAATGGTATGATGCAATGGTTGAAACATTGCCGCAATATGGTATTAACGATATTGCTCGGGTATCAGCATTTATTGCCCAATGCGCGCACGAGTCCGGTGGGTTTACTCTTATGCAAGAGAACCTGAACTATAGTGCAGATGGTCTTCAAAAAATCTTTGGTAAGTATTTTACTAATCCTCAAATTGCCGCACAATATGCAAGACAACCTGAGAAGATTGCTAATAGAGTGTACGCAAACCGGATGGGTAATGGAGATGAGGCAAGTGGCGAAGGTTGGAAGTTTAGAGGCCGTGGTCTAATTCAATTGACCGGTAAACACAACTACACAAAATGTTCTGAGGCATTTTTTGATGATCATACTTTATTAGAACAACCCGATATTCTAGTACAACCATACTATGCATTAAATTCTGCATGCTGGTTCTGGAACGCAAACAAATTAAATGAACTTGCCGATGCGCAAGACATTAAAATGATGACAAAAAGAATTAATGGTGGATTTATAGGTTTAGAAGATAGAATTAAACACTATAATCACGCAGTAGATATTTTACAAGGATAAAAAATGGTAATGGTTGAAACTTTAACTGATGAGCAAATTCAAAGTTGTTTATCTGAAGGTATTAATTTAGAAATATTTAAAAGACACGCAATTGTCTGGCAAAAATTAATGCCAGCTTTTTACGATGGAAAAGATAAGTATGTAATTTCCGATGTGCAAACTGCAATTAATTATTGCATAGAAATACAAAACACATTTACTTCTGAAGAGCATACGCCAGAACGAGAAACAGAGTTTAACACACATTATAATTCAGTCATCGAAGCAGGTCGAAAACTTAATGAATTGTTAATGGCAGACTAAATTATGATCTTTAATCATGTGAATGTGAATAAATTTGAGACTTTGGAACAAATTACAAGAGAAGACGGTGTAAGATTTTATAAGACTCCTAGTGGTAATAGGTATCCTTCTATTACTACTATTCTCGGTGCTCAAAGTAAACAAGCCATACAAGAATGGCGCAAAAAAATAGGTGAGGAAGCAGCTAATAAAATTTCTAAGGCTGCTACAACACGAGGAACTAAGTTACACTCGTATATTGAGAATTATTTAAATAATAATGATGTGCTAAATGAAATGTCCTTCTTTCAAAAGGAACTTTTTTCAGGAATTCTGCCAGAATTGCACAAAATCAACAATATTCATGTACAAGAACAGAAATTATATTCAGATCACTTAAGATTAGCAGGCACAGTGGACTGTATAGGTGAATATGACGGCAAATTGGCAGTCATTGACTTCAAAACTTCTGGTAAATTGAAGAAAAAAGAATGGATTCATAGCTACTTCATGCAATGCGCCGCTTATGCCATCATGTATGAAGAAAGAACCGGCATACCAATCAGTAAATTGGTCATTCTTATCGCCGTAGAAGACGAAAAACCACAAGTTTTCATCGAAAAACGTGATAATTGGGTAAAAGAACTGCTAAAATGCCGAGATTCTTACGAAATGGACAACAACTTGTTGACTTTTTCCTAAAACCTGTTATAATATATAAAATATTGCTGTATGAAGCAAAGAGAAAAGTGTTCTGGACGCGGGTGCGAATCCCGCCAGGTCCACCAAAAGTATTCTAAACTGGACGCAGGGTCAAAGAAGGTTGAAAGTGGATTGATCGCCACAAGTATGCTGGAGATTAAGAATGCTTTTGATGGGCCTGAAATAGATTCGACAGGGCAATAAGTAAATTAGTGGACAGCACATCAGCAACGATGTAAAAAGAAGAAATAAAGTAAACGCAAACGACTCACTGTTCGCATTGGCAGCCTAAACGCTGACTAGGGTTTCGGTTAGTTTCCTCGTAACAGAATAACTAACCATTTTATTAACAAATCTACAAACAGATGAAAACATATACAAAATCATTTTTAGTAGCAGTATCCGCAATATTTTTAATTTCAATTCTTACACAAGTAACAACATCAAAACTACAAAAGCTAAAACAGACTAACTTTGACAACCCAACAGCAACTGTTGCAGTCAGAGAACAACAACTAGATTGTTTAGCAAAAAATATCTACCACGAAGCAAGAAGCGAACCCTTTGAGGGCAAAGTTGCTGTAGCTCAGGTCACAATGAATAGAGCAGCAAATGCTGGATTTCCTAATGATATTTGCCGAGTAGTTTATCAAAAGAATGTAGTGTATGAAAAAGTTATTTGCCAATTTAGTTGGTACTGCGAAACTTCTACAAAAACAAAACCAATTCACCAATCTGCATATAAAGAGTCTTACGAAGTAGCTAAGAAAGTTTTACTCGAAGGATTCCGATTAGCAGGATTAACCGACGCACTTTATTATCACGCAACATATGTTTCCCCTGGATGGAAACGACAGCAAATCGCACAAATTGGCAATCACATTTTTTACAAATAAATTATGAAATATCCTACACTACAAGATGTTATTAATTATTGCAAAACAACCTTAACGGTTGCTACTGCTGAAACAATTGCATGGATCGGGATCGTACTTATCCACGCCGCAACCGTACCAACAATGATTTCAATTATGTCTGGTCTATCGGATAAGATGCCACCTGTTGATCTTATTTTATTCATGTGGGCAGGTCTATCTATGCTGTTTGTCCGAGCAGTAATCCTTAAAGATATTCTTCACATTGTTACAATTGGATTAGGATTTATTATTCATTCAGTACTTCTTGCACTTATCCTATTTAAATAATATCATGGCTACATTAAAAGAACAAACTCACGAAAAACATAAAGAAGCGGAAACTCAACCGTTTATCAAAGAGATTTTTCAAAAGAAAGTTAGCAAACACAAATATGCTGAATATCTGTATCAGCTTTATTTGATCTATCATGCTATGGAAAATATTGCAGGTCCTAAATTAGGTGCATACGAAGGTATCCCGGGTCTTTATAGATCTAAGGCAATTTTTGAAGATTTTCAGGAATTGGCTGTACCAGATAAAACATATACGATTAAAGAATCTACATTAAAGTATATTCAGTATATTATGGATATTACTGAGCATAATGATTTACTTGCACATATGTATGTACGATACTTAGGCGATTTAAACGGTGGTCAAATTTTTGCTAAACTTATTCCGGGCTCAGGTACAATGTTTCAGTTTGAAAACAAAGAAGAATTGACAAATAATTTCCGTGCTAAATTAAATGACAATATGGGACTTGAAGCATGCGTTGCATTTGACTTTAATATTGCAATAGTTAAGGAATTTAACTAATGTCTTCGGTATGGGATACATTAATTAAGATTGAACAATATCTTGAATATAAATTTTACGCAACTGGTAGCATTATACACGAACCGGCAATGGAGCGTTTTAATCAACCCGGATGGGTAAATAAAGTATGGGCCAGCAGCCGATACCGCAGAGCACACATTGACGTAGTAGATGCGCGTGAAACCAAAGGGCTATGGATGATGCATTGTTGCATCTTTCCTCATATACACAATCCTGCCCCTATCTTTGGGTTTGATGTTATAGCAGGTAAAAATAAGATTACTGGTTGTTTTATTGATTACAGTCCTGCAGGCGATGTAAACCATCCCATGATTAAATATTTTGGCGAAGAAGTTGGAAAATACGAATGGAATAAAAAACGCAAACTACCCGAATGGGCCGAACGTATTTTCAGTGAGCACATGGTAGCTGCCGGTAACGTAAGTGATGACAATGAATTAAAACAACTCACAAGTTTAGCACATATATTAGTTAATCATTACTTAGACACAGTAGACGAAACTAATAAAACTGCTAACAATACAACACCTGAACAGAACTACTATTGCGAGAATCAAAAACAAAATCCGCACACGCCTAAAGTTATGGTTAGTCTAGGGCTTAGTGAAAATGATGTTCAGCATTTTATTCAAGAATGTTTGTTCCCAGAAATTAGCTAATTAGGATAAATTGGTTAATATATCTATTGAAAATTTACACGGTTTACTATATAATATAGTAAATAAGGAAAAAGAAATCGAATGCTAGAAATGTTAGAACCAGAAACAAAAGAGACATTAACCGATGCTCTAATTATTACTAAGAGATTTAGATCGCCTAATGAATTTTCTCTCTACATCGAAGAAAAAGTATTACAAGACTCAATTGGATATATGGATGCAGTAATTGCGTATTGTAACGATATAGATATCGATGTTGAAGCAGTTACAAAATTGATAAATCAATCTCTAAAAGATAAAATTCAGAATGAAGCCGAGGATCAAAACTATATGAGACCAAGGGGCAAATTGCCGTTATGATAATGGATGAATTCTCAGTTTATAAAATGTATATTGCGCTTAAATTACATTTTACAACAGATGCGTATGATGTTATTAAACAAAAGGGCAGAGTACGTGCAAGTAGGCAAGCATTTGCTAAACGTACAGACTTGTTCTCAATTAAAAAGATATCAAAAAATTATTCAGATGAAGAAGTAGCAAATTTTCTAGTTGCAAATTTTGTATCAGGTGATCGTTGGGGCGGAATGTTTGATACAGAAGCGGGTCAACGATACACATTATGGAAAAAGAAAATAGAGAGTTTATCTTATAATTTTTCACAAGATTTGGACAACTTGATCCAAGAATGTGAGGATTCTGATATAGATCTAAAGTCAATATTTACAGTATCTAAAGGGCAACATCCATATATAATAAAAGCATTTTTAAGAAAAACAATTGGAATTGAAACACTTGTTATCTTAGAAAGGCTCACCGGGTTTATTAAAACTTTTGATGCTGAAATTAATGACACAATAGTGTGGCCTGATATTTCTAGACTTATTAAAAAGTATAAACCATTTTTAGTAATAGATATGGAAAAATACGATGCAATCTTTAGACGACGACTTGGCTGAATCTAAAAAAGAATTAGATATTTCTAGAAATAGAATTAAAAAATTAGAAGAGCATATTACAATGATGCAGGAATTATTATCACACCAACAAGAATCAATTACCGAAACACAAAGGTATTTAATTAAAGTTGCACATGGGCAAAAAGAACTCAGTAAAAGAGTATTGTCTTGGCCGTTTATTAAAGTCCAGACAAGAAAAACAAAAGATGTTTAATAGTTTATTTTAAAATGAATAAGTTAAAGAAAAATGAAGGTTACTACGACAAAGAGAAAAAGCTTCGTCGTGTTGAAAAGGGTACCTCAAAGATTGACAAACATCGAAAGATTATATATAATGTAGCATCATTGAAAAAAGACGATGATGTATTTGATGAATATTTAGATTATGCATACGTAAATCAAAAAATTAAACGACGTTAATACTACGCACATACTACGCCAATACGAAAGGAACTTATCATGGCATATACTTCACTAGCAGATCTACGCAAATCTCGCGGAGGCTTCGATTCATTAATGAAAGAAGTTGAAAAGATCGCAAATCCCCAATCCGACTCTAAAAAATCAGACGATCGCTTCTGGCAACCAGAAGTTGATAAAGCAGGTAATGGCTACGCTGTTATTCGCTTCTTGGCTCCACCTCAAGGTGAAGACTTGCCGTTTGTTCGTGTTTGGAATCACGGATTTCAGGGACCTACAGGTAAATGGTACATCGAAAATTCGTTGACCACTATCGGTAAACAAGACCCAGTTTCAGAACTCAATACTGAATTATGGAACTCCGGTTCAGAAGCAAATAAAGAAGTTGCTCGCAAACAAAAGCGAAAGCTTACATACTCCCCT